CTCGAAGTTCTGCATAGCCTCGTTGGTAGTATTATCCACTTCACCAGTAGACATATCTCCAGACTGAGTGTATATAACACCCATTGGACTAGTCTTCTCGATTGTTGCCTTGATGTCCATCAACAAAGCTACTTTCTTACGATAATGCGTTGGAATACGCAGTAAATTATCTCGCATCTTGAATCTTAATTTACCTCCAGTATTAAATACCAAATCGTAATAAGGATCAGATACCACTTGTTCTAGGGCATCATGATATTGAGAATGTAATTCAGAAGAATCTTTAATCTCAAGTTTTTGAAGTTGAAAGCGATTTGCAGGTCGGGTATCGTCGATCTCCGGCGCGACCTGGCGCCTGAAGGACGGATCCCAGAAGCCACTCTGGGTGGCGATTCCTAAAGAGGAACCATCTAAATTTGTGACAGAGCCTAAACCAACAGGGTCTGGTAGTATTGGTTCGGTATCCAAACTATCACAAGTAACACTTCTGACTTTGTCAAAAGTGGGTAAAGCTTTAGAGATTTCTATCTCTCCAAAGCAATAGTGAGTGCGCAAGCAATCACCAATGAACTTTCTAAAGCCATCAAAACCGTATGGATCATAGAACGCAAATTCCCAAACCATGGATGAGCATGCCGCTAGGACTTGCTCTGATTCTGACAATACCTTAGAAGGCAAGGACCACGAAAGGGCCTTGACAAAGGTGTCCGCTGGTAATGGGGCGACCACTCTACCAAATAAATCGCTATACTTAAAGGATCTCTTGATAAAGGTAATTTCATCCTTCTTTAAAAAATCTCTTACGATAACTTTCTTATCAGAGGTAGTAAAGGTCATTCCAAAATCACGCTCACACACCATAGCATAAAAAACATTATTATATTCTTTACACTTAGATGCGGCAAGCAGATCGTCACCATAAGTCAAGGGTTTAATGTAATCCCAAAAGTCGCCCAGATTTATGTACTTTTCCCATGCATACATAAGCAAAACAAGGTTTCGCAAGCAATTATCCTCCGCCGTGGCATATTTGCCCGAGGGTTGATAACCAGGAACGCAAAATAAATCATTAAGCATTAAAAGGTACGGATACAAGTTATCAGTAAGTAAACCTCTAACAACTATTAGAGCATCCGAAGTATACCCAAAATGTTCCAGGATATTATAGATGATTTGGCTAACAGCTTCACCTACGCCATATGGCATACTAGTGTCATAACCACCATAATCTCCTTCTATAAAATCATCTGAAAACGTAGCCATTTCATTGAAAATCCTGTCAGCATCAACATGAATGTTGGTGCCAACTGCTGATCCCCATATATCACCATCACTAATCATTAAAGAATAGAAAGGTGACAAAAATTGGCGCTGTATGATGAGATTGTCCAGAGGAGATCCACAAAATACACGAGTAGAACCACTAACACATTTCTTAATCGTACGGGGTTCATCCTTCAAATTTGCTCGATAAATAGGGTGACAACACTGACCAGAAACGTATCTCTCAGTGCACTGTTGTATCCTATCCATCAATTCGGCAGTTGGAACTCTCTTCATTTCGTCATCCAAAGGAATATATTTGTCTTTTGGGCCAGAGTAACCATGTCCTCCACTAGTGCGGGGATTCATTCTACGAATGAACGGATCACCCTCAACACCGTTTATAGCTTCCTCAACTGTCAAAGGTGCCAACTCAGTGACACCTCGTTGTTCGAGAAGTCTAATACTACGTTCAGTAATTTTAGAAACTATAACCTTCAGAATATCCTTATCAAGAGTCTTCTTGGACTTAGTTATCTTCTTAAAGAAATTGTTGTAAGGAGAAACGTATTCTCCACCTATCATGCGAGGACGCATCATAGGTTTACTATATCTCTCAAAGGAAGCTCCTAACTCTAATGCAAAATAAGTCTCAACATCGTCGGCTAATTTAGTACGACGAAGCTGTGACTTGGAAGGAAGGATAATAGCACCTTCCTGCTTGCCAAAGTACTCTATTCCAGAAGCTTTTTCATATCTGAAAACGGACTTCATGCCAGGATCTTCTAATTTAATATCGATCGGACAAAAAGTTCCAGACTGTGAAGACAATTCAAAAAGAAAAGCATCCTTAGGAAATTTGGAGATCGCATCATCAAGATCAGACTTGAAGACTCTAGTGCCAAAACACGTGGGAGTGCCATCCATAGCAGCAACATGCATTCCTGCTATAAATATTCCTTTACCAAGTTCAGAGACCAAAGGTATGCCACACAAACCAGGCGCATGCTCAGAATATGTGTAACTATAATAAGGACCAACTGAGATATTTTCCAGATGGGCATCCTTAATAGTTAAAGTCCCTTTATTAAAAGAGACTCTAGTCTTCTTTCCACAAAACATAGCAAGTTGCGATGACGTTATGTCACCATCAATGAAATGTTTGGTGATATCAGCAAACCGAGTACTATTAATAACAATAAGACTAACATCTTCAGTTACCTGAACAGTCTCCTTCTTCCTAACAATCGTGTGAATCCAACCAGAATCACCATCATGATAGCCAGAGGTATTGGAAATGGACAGGAGAACATCATCCTCACCGCGAAGAGCATGTGTAGAGATAAGAGCAAGATTGCCCTTAACACCTAAAATGTGTGTTTTGCCATAATCAGAGTAATTACTATACTTGAGGCGGCAAAATCTCACATTAGAATTGGCTTTCTTGTGTAGCTCCAGTAACGTACCCTTATGCAAAGGCAAATTACGTATACGAGCGTCAAGATCTAACTGCTCATTCCATATCTGAGGAGTTTGCTTCAATTCAACCTTACG